TCCTTGATGATAACGGAGAGTGCACAGTTCCGTGGGAAGCTCTGACAGATCCCGGAATCCTTGAGGTTTCCGTTTATGGCGGCGACAGGATCACGGCGAACTGTGCAAAGGTCGAAATCTTAAAGACCGGATACACGGAGCAGGTCACAAGCACCAGAAAGCCGAGCGTTGATGTGTTCGAGAAGCTGATCGGAAAGATCGACAGCATCAGTGAAGTAATCAATCCGCGTGTGTTGTCCCTTGACAAAACTTATATAAGTACGTCCGTGGCAGAGGTCACGGGAATTCCGGCGTATGTTTCGGACGTGACGGAATACAGCGCCTTCGGCATCACTGAGACAGGCTGGTATGTTTTTGCACGGCTTATTGCGTTGAGTGGAGTGGCCGTTACGGATACTACGACCGTGACCGGAGCAGCCGGATATATCGCAGAGCCCGGCGCCGATCATGTTGACGTGGCTGTGAGGTTTGAGGTTGCGGCGATGTCTTGCGATGTCAGAGTCACATGGGATGCAGATCATAAAGATTTATTTGTCTTTAAAGCCACCGATCTGGCAATCCGGAACCTTGACTATCGCGTGACGTTTTACGTCTATGACATCGACGATTTCGCCACATGGGAGTATGCCCTGACCACAGATGCAACCTTTGTCGGTACGGAATATTATATTCTTGAGAATGGCACATATGTCAGGGCAGCAGTAAAAGCAAATGATGCGGTGCCGGCAGATACATATTATGTGCGCTCCTATGTTTTAACAGAGGATGCCACATTTGTTGAGGGAAAGACTTACTATACCAAGAGCGGTACGAGCTACACGGCAGCAGAAGTCACTGCCGGTGATGCAGTTACGGCCGACACCTATTATGAGGACAAGTTCGAGCTGGCAAAAGATGTGGCGTTCGTTGGCAATGCATACTACACAGCCGAAGGGGACGTGTATACGCAGGCAGCAGTTGTGGCCGGAGAGGAGATCCCGGCAGACACATATTACAAGCATAGTAAGGTCATTTTCGAGGGAATGACACGGAACATCACATACCGATGCAACACTCCGATTGACTGCCCGATGGTGTTTAATCTCCCGGAAATTGAGGACGAAACACATGGATGTTGGTATGAAATCCGCTTCCAGCACACCGGAAGTTTTAGCTCGACACTTAACGTTCCGGAGGGCGTGAAGGTCGCGACAGAGCACACACAGGCGGAAACCAAAGGCATGAACATGGTTGACCTGCACTATACCTCTATAGGCGGTCTGAAACTCTGGAGATTTATGAATACTCATAGTAGTATTCCGGCATAAAAGAGGAGGGGTTGATATGTGGCATAGATACGAAAAACTCGATGAAAACTATAAACTGCAGTATTGCCCGGCTCATGATCCGAACGGAGAAATCACCGGACAGCACGTCATGCAGTTGAGAGACTGGTTTGACGAGAACCCGGAAGAGCGGAAGAGGCTTGGATGGATCAAACACCTTTATTACGAAAGCCATGAAGAGTTTATGAAGGACTATCCGGATTATGACCCGGCAACACAGGTTGCTATTACAAGCATTAAAACCATCGACGAATGGACTGTGCAGGACGAATACCATTTTATCAACAAGACCGATAAAATGATGGAGCTGGAGGAAATCCTTGAAACCATGAATCTGTATGTACCGAGTGGTCTGGTACAGCTTGACGCGCAGGGAGGTGTATTAGTATGACGAGAGACAGAAACATCATCGACAAGATCCAGAGAGAAAAAGCAAGCGAAATGGAAAAGAAAGAGATCCAGCCGCTTGATCCGGAAGGCATCAAGATGGCAGAGCACAAGAGGTTTACCTTTGACATCGTAAATACACCGGTTGACCCGCTGAGATAAGGAGGCCCGAACATGTATGATGTAAAACCCTGCACAAGTAGGAACTCGACGGACTGCGGAGCCGCCTGCATGGTCAGCTTTTTAGGATATTACGGCGAGACGGTCACGCTTGAGCAGATGCTCAAGGAATGCAATATCGGCGTTTCGGGATGCTCCGGGAAAGACCTTCTGGTGGCTGGACGTGCTCATGGTCTGGATATGAAAGCCTATAAGACAAGCGGAAGGGATGTCCTGACCATTGACAGGCCCGCGATTTGTCATTGGAAGTATAGCCACTGGATTGTCTTCTGCGGACTGAATGATGATAACAAAGCCGTCATCATGAATCCGTCTCGCGGAAGGTATGCGGTAGATACGGATCTTTTTGAGGCGTATTTCAGCGGTACAATCATCACCAACGGAGAACTGCCGGAAGAAGGTGAAGCCTAATGAACGCGATCCTGTCATACATCGCCGCTCACTGGCTCGAGTGGGTTTTTGCTATCTGCCTTGCCGCTCTTACAGCAGCTTGGCGGGCAGTCTCGGCAAAGCTTGAGATTGAGCACAAGAAAAATGAGGCAATCGCGGAGGGGGTACAGAGCCTCCTCCGGGAAAGCATCGTCAATAATTATAATCGTTACTTAGATAAGGGGTTCTGTCCAATATACGCCAAAGAATCGCTTAAAAAGGTATACGGAGCCTATCACGATCTTGGCGGCAATGACGTAGCCACATCACTATACAAAAAGGTTTTGGATATGCCGGAAGAACCGGAGAAAAAGGAGAGTGACCAAAATGCTGTCGAATAAAGTATATGATGCACTCAAATGGATCGCGCTTATCCTGTTACCCGCCGTCGCTGTTCTTTACGGTGCGCTGGCCCCTGTCTGGGGCTGGCCGTATCCGGATCAGATCGTTTATACCATCACGGCGGTGGACACATTTATGGGTGCCCTGCTCGGTATCAGCACGATCCAGTACAAGGCGGGTGATCCTGAGTGATCAGAGGGATAGACATATCTGAGCATCAGGGCGCGGTTGACTTCCAGCGCGTCAAGTCCTCGGGGGTGACATTTGTCATCCCTCGCGAGGGCTACCGGAATACAATCGACAGGTGGTTTTTACGGTACGTTTCCGGTGCGAAAGAGGCAGGCCTGCAGATATTAGGCGTGTATCACTTTATCTATACGGACGGCGCGACGATCCGCGAGAATGCTGAAAGCACCTATCAGGACGTACTCGGCGTCGGACTGGATCCGAAAGAAACATGGATATTTGCCGATTTAGAAGATGATACCTTTATCAAAAACGGACTGGAACCAACAAGGGCCAGATGTACAAATATACTTTATGAGTATCTGGATGTGCTTCGGGACCTAGGCTGTCGGAAGCTCGGTATCTACACAAATAATTGGTACTACAACAACCTGATTGATTGGGATGTATTGGCAGACTATAAAGGCGCCGTATGGCTTGCTGATTATTCCGACGGACCGGATCAGCCCTGCATGATCCAGCAGACCTCTGAGGATGGTATTGTGGACGGAATAACAGGGACGGTTGATACAGACGTATATTACGGGGAGGTGGAGACGATGCCCGACAAAAACAGCGTAATTGAGAGCGCTACCAACTGGATGGAGACCCTCGCAATCGATAACAGTCACGGATACGACCAGATTTATAGATGGGGCGAAAAGGGAGACTATGACTGCAGCTCTGCTGTGATCAAGGCATGGCAGCAGGCCGGGGTGCCGGTCAAGGCATCCGGAGCAACATATACCGGCAACATGACCGCGCCGTTTGTGTCTAATGGATTTGAGGATGTGACCGGCCTTGTAAATCTCGCAACCGGCGACGGATTACAGAGAGGTGATGTCCTGTTAAATGTCCGTCATCATGTCGCAATGTACATCGGCAACGGTAAAGAGGTCGAGGCGTCTATCAATGAGCGGGGTGGTGCTACAGGCGGACAGCCGGGAGACCAGACTGGCAGAGAGATCCTGATCAGATCATACCGTAACTATCCCTGGGATAAGGTACTCCGCTATACAGGCGGCCAGACAAGCCGGATCACCACGACCGTCAAGAGAGGTATGACCGGCGGAGCAGTGACGGTGCTGCAGCAGATGCTTGTAAAGCTTGGGTACAGTATTACCATTGATGGAGATTTCGGACCGGCAACAGAAAAAGCGGTCAAAGGTTTCCAGACGGTCTACGGTCTGGAAGTCGACGGCATTGTCGGCAAAATGACATGGGGCAAGCTTTACGATCTGACAGAGATTAAGGCAGCCACACCAAGCCAGACTCCGAAGTGGATCGGTTCAATCGTTCCGCCGCCTCTGATGGTCCGCACAGATCCGGATCCGGACGCGGACATGCTGAGTACGTGGCCTTATCTGGGACATGGCAATCTGGTAGATGTATGTGATGAGCTGACCGGCAAGGACGGCAAGAGGTGGTATTTTGTCAGGATTGCAGGGAAACATTTCGGGTATGTTCCCGGAGATTGCGTGGAAACGGTAAACTGATATGATTGAGGGCGTTCCTTAGGGGGGCGCCCTTTTGCATAGCAAAAGACCCGCTGCAGGGGTAATTGCAACGGGCCTTCGAGGGAAAAAACACTTTGAAACAGATTGACCTGATGGCATTATAATATCAAATCCGACCACTTCCGTCAACGTTTGGAAGGGTGTGATGGTCACAAAATGGTCACAATAATGTCATTAGAAGGCTTATTTTACGGACAAAATAGGAAAATAGATAAAATCTAATGTTAATATTGTAGTGCTTTATTTTAGGGCATCAAAAGCCACAAAGCCTGTAAATAAAGGATTCTCTGACATTGTCAGATGTTACCTGATTAAGATCGATGGTCACAAATGGTCACAGTGTTATCTTTTCTAGCTCCACTTTGAGATCCTGCAGCGTGCGGTGACCATAGATTCCATTTGTGATGTCAGCGCCAAAAGAGTGACCGAGCATCCTCTTGCGGTCTGATTCCTTAACACCGTACTTTTCACACAATGCCGAGAACGTGTGCCTGGTATCGTGTGGCGTGTGGTTCA